TGTGAGTAGTTGAACCAGTAAAGAATTGTTTGAAGCCACTTGTTGTTGTTAATGTTTTTGTTCCAGCAGAAGTAGCAGTTGTTTCGTATGAAGTTGATGAATCAAATAAATTAACTGTATTGTTTGTATGGTCAATTTGCAGAATAGAAATGTCATCTGTTCCGTCATAATATTTTAAGATTGGTGCAGTAGAAGTTGTTGTATCTAGCCAAAGAGAATTTGCTACTGCTGAAGCTGGTCTTGATGTTCCTGAGTTTAATGTATTGATTGCCGAAAGTACGTTGTTTAAATCTGTTCTAAATGCAGGGAAACCCTGATTCGCTATATTATAATCACTATGTTGTGCCATATTCTATCTAATATCCTTTACTTAAATAATCAAAAGTCTTGGTAACTCCTGCGTTGCTACTATTTTTAAACGCAACATCAAAACCATTAACAGTTTTATTTGAAATTGTAAAGAAATCTCCTGTGTTCATACCTTGTGCTGTTATTCCAACTGCATAAGAATTAGAATAAAAAGGTAAAGTAAATACAACATTATAAGTTCCTGTTCCCGAAACAATATCATTACCACTAAATATTCTATCAGGCATATCTATACTTACTGACAAAGCAGTAATAACTGGAGTTGAACTTAAATCAAATGATCTTAGTGTAACTCTAAATTTATAATATCTAGCTGTGTAATCGCCGACAACAAAGTTTCTAAATGAAGTATAAGTTATATTGTCATTAGATAAAGCAATCTCAATATGTGCATTAGAATTTGCAGGAGTATCTCCGTCAAAGTTAGATTGTGCATCATCAAAATCTCCAGTTCTTGCATCAAACAAGTCATCTAGGTTATCTGATGTTTGTGCAATAGAAGCAGTTACTCTTGAAGTATAAACTGCACCTATGTCTATTGGAGTTGCAAATAAATAAGTTCCTTCAGAATATAAGTCATAAGCAGTTACACCAGAATCAAAGAATGAAGTTCCAGAATCAAAGTCGCCTATTGCAGAATCAAATAATTCTGATGAGTCTAATCTTAATGTTCCATCAGAAACTATTACATTAGTTTTAGTTCCTGCAAATGTAGGTGATTCAGTTTGACTTGCAACAGCATTGTAGTTTCCTATTGCTAATACGTTTGTTTCAATAACTGTTTCGTTAGAAGAAAAGTTACCATTTTTATCTACTGCTTTGATAAGATATGAACCTACTCTTGCTGGAACTGTAACTGAAGTAGCTGGTCTTGCAACTTTTTCAACTAAAGAAACTGAGTTACCCCAAGAAGCACCACTTGTTTGTGTTGAATATCTTATTTGATAATAAGCTAAATCTAAGTCTGTAATTTGTTGCCAAGATAAATGTGCATCTCCACCAATAATGTTACATGAAAAATCTGTTACATCAGAAGGTGGTGCAATTCCACCAATGATAGTTCTTGATGCAGAAGTATAAGTAGAACCAACTCCTAATGTATTAAATGCTTTTACTCTTACGTTATAAACAAATCCATCTTTTACGTTTAATATTCTTTGAGTTAATCCTTTTCCTTGTGCATGAATAATGTAATCGGTATCTGTACTTAGCTTGTATTCAACTTGGTAGTAATCTACAAAGTTATCTAATGAAGCACCAATCGTTACATCAAGAGCAGTAATAACAACTCCATCTGAGTATTCTATTAATTGGTCGTCAAGAGTTACTGAAACTGGTGCAGTAACAGAAAAAGGATTTGGAAGTACAGTATCAGCGATAGCAGGTGCTTCTAATTTATTTTCGTAATCATAAAACTCGTCTTGATGTTCCTCTAATCCTAAATTAACTGTGCTATCAGCATTAATAGATAATGACATAACTCTAAATGGTTTTGCACTAAAACCTGCTGTGTCATAAGTCGCTGTTACTATATCGCCAATAGATAAGTTAAGTGCTTCAGCAGTTGCAGTAACTTCAGCTTTTAAATTGTTTCTTGATCTCTTTAATATGTTCTCGCAAATTTCTTCAGCTTGATATGGAGAAGTTACTTGCAACATATCAAAACTTCTCTCTAATAAAGTTTCATTATCTTCGGTAAGCATTGTTGCGTGTCTATCTGCTGAATCTAAGTGTGCGTCATCAAATGGTGGATATGAAACTGTATCTGATTGATAATCTTTTTCTGGGTTTGTATATGTACCAACTACACGATTATACTTTTCTGATTTACTTTCGCCTTGTAATTTAACTTCACTTACAACATTATCTTTAGTTAATAATAATTGTGATGCACCTGAACCTTCAATAATAATTTTGTATTTACCTTGTGTATAATTAAAGATTGCTCTCATAGGAACTAAGAGTTCTCTTACATTCTCTAATACTTTTTTCTCACTATCTAATACTGCATTTGTTTCAAATAAGTTAATTGTACTTGCACCTGAATATGGAGTTACTTGTGTGTCGCAAGTATTTGCACTAGTCTTAAATGAATCATAATTAGTTTCAAAAGAATCATTAGGCAATCCTTTTCCGTATCTAGTATTTCTTAAATAATCTAAAAGTATTAATGATGAGTTTGCAGAATAAGCCCAAGTAGAAGCTGTATCTTGTCTATGAGAACCAGAACCACCTTTAGTTGTGTCTAATCTAGGGTCGTATATTTTTTTACCTCTTAAAGTTATTCTAACTTCTGGCAATCCATTAAAAGCATCTTGATTCCATTTAAACCTTAAAGCAACATAAGCAAGACCAGATAGTTTATGATCTGATGTCCAGTTAGTAGTCTCATCAAGTAAAGAAGAAGCTGATTGATTGTCTAATCCAAAAAATGGTTGAATAGATATTAAAGATTCCCCACCTTTATAATAATTAGCATCTCCACTAGATACTCCTCTTAATGTTCCATCAGTTAATGCACCATCAAATGTTACAAGATTGTCATCTACATAAACTTCATCTATTGCTGTAATTCCCCCACCACCACCTTCACTAAGAACTCCAGCGACATAAAGATATTCATTAGCTGAACCAGAACTTTCAACAAATACTCTAGTTAATCCTACTTGTCTTTTTCCATAAACAATAGGAATAGAATTGTTATTAGAATCTTTGCTTACAGTAACTCCTCTTATTTCATCTTGTGGGCTACCTCTAGGTGATGGTGCTTTTGGTTTAGGCGATATGATATAACTTATCGCTGTTGTTATTACGAATTGAACGATTGCTGTGAATATTGAACCACCCATTAGATATGAAACTCCCTCTTAAATTTTTCAGACTTCCTATAAATATTAAAGTTGTTATCTTCTCTCACCCATTTAACTGATTCATTAACTTCAATCTTATCTCTAAAATAATTTTTAACCCACTTCATAATTTGCAAACAATTACTTTTTGCTAATACATTCATTACCCAAATATTATTTCCACAGTTCCATTCATTATCTTTTAATTTTTTTGTAAATAAAAATCTTTGTTCAACATTATCACTTAAATATGCCCAATTAGTAAAACCAACATCTTGATTGCCTATTCTGTGTATTTGATATTGGTCTAAGTTTATTGATGGAGTAATTGCTTTCGCTAATTCTGCATAATTAAATTTATCATATTTAGGGAACTGTCTAAATAAATGTATTGTTCTATATAAATCATTCATTAAGCTGAACCCCACTTAATTCTTTTAGCTGTCTGACTTGCAAACTCCATTCCTTTATCATTAGGAAAATATAGTTTCTGTGAGTTCTCAGCAGTTCTTCTTCCTGAAATTTTTTCAAAATCTGCCCAATGTGAAGCTATGATAATATTTACAGATGAAGTAGTTGCGTTTTCTTCTAAAGTAAAACTAGATATTCTTCCGTCAAATAAAAGAAATGGGTCAGCTATAAGTGCCTGACTATCATCTAAAAAACCTCTATAAATTTTAGCAGGTTTGTTCATGTAGTTATTGTTAAGCAATAAAGAAATTATTGTTGTATCTGCACCTGAGAATTTAAGTGATAATGTATTTACTGCAACATCAGCATTTTCTTGAACTTCTGAACTTCCTAAGAATAAAGATGAAGCTGTGTAAGTATTGCCATCATAACTTAAATTTTTATAATGGTCTGTGTAATATGTGCCAGTTCCTATTCCTAAATAAACAAGTTCAACTGGGTTTAATTTGTTTGTGGCTATCTCGGCTATTACTCCAGCACTTAATGATCTTGTCATTACAGTACCTCTATAAGATCAACTTCGTATTGGAAATAATTTTCTGTGCT